ACCAGACTATGGATATGGATTTAATGATCCACGAAGTCCTTTTAGTAAACAACCAGCATATGCTGGAACTCCAACCTATGGCCCATATCCAGTAGATGACATTGATTACGATATGCCATCTGGCCATGGTCTAGGTGAACCAGACACAAATAGACTTGCACAAGGTGAAAGTGCAGAGTCACATAATGCACTCATAAAACTAAGAGAGAATAGACAGACTGGTATTCAGACTGCGACACAACCAAATCTGACAGAGGTTTCGGATGAGGCAGTTGCAGAGGAACGAGGAAGTTTTGATGAACCGCATCCACGAGATATTGATTATAATAATGTAGATGGTGAGGACTATGGATTTTATCGTGCGGGCCTATATCCATATAATCATGTTTTTGAATCTGAGTCTGGTCATCTAACAGAAGTGGATGATACACCAGGCAATGAAAGAACAATGCGTTATCACACTGCTGGTTCGTATGAGGAGATAATTGCAGACGGAACAAAGACAACAAAAGTAATCGGTGATAACTTTGAAATCATAATGAAGGACTCTAATGTTTATGTTGGTGGTAATGTCAATCTAACAATCGGTGGGACTGTTCGTCATCTTATCAAGGGAGACTATCACCTAGAGGTTGAAGGGAACTACACAAAAAAGATACACAAGAATATGAGAACTAAAGTTGGTGCTGGAGAGATTGGTGGAAATGTAGAGGAAGAAATATTTGGAAACCATTCTTACAATATATCCAACAATACAAAAGGTAGACATGGAGAGGATGTTGATATTATAGTTGGGGGAAATGAGACACGACAAATAAACGGAACTCTTGATATCTCTGTTCGCAGTAATATCTTTGCAACATCACTAGAGGGTAATTTTGACATGGCTGCAAAAACTAATATGAGTTTGCAAACACAGTCTGGAATCTTCTCTGCAAAATCTGGAACAACTCTAAATATTAAATCGGTAGAAACTATGACTGTTAAATCAGAAGCAGACATTGATATGGATTCAACAACTGAAACAGACATCACTGCTGGAACTCTGATGGACTTAAATGCTGGAACTGAGATTGACGCAGATGCACCAACGATTAATTTGAACTAAAATGAACGGAACATTTATCATAAGAGAAAAAAACGAACTTGTAACATACACGAAGTATGAAGATATACCTATGGAGTTTGACCATGTTATAAAGTTTGATCCAGATTGGCCTGAAGGCCCACACACAGATGAGGAACATGAATACATGGATACTTTTAATGATAAGTTACAAGACTTAATGAAAAGAGAGAGAACATATGCCGGCAGTAACTAGAATTGGAGATGCAGATGTAACACATTGTTCTGGTATGACAAGAGCTGCTGGTTCTTCAGATGTTTTTGTAAATAGTATTGGAGTGAGTAGACAAGGTGATAATAATACTGGACATTTATTACCACCAAATATACCACCTTGTGCATCACACTCAGCACCAATTGCAAGTGGTTCTTCTACAGTATTTGTAAATGGTAAAGGTTGTGGTAGAGTTGGTGATTCAATTACTGGTTGTACATCTGTTGCAGCTGGTTCTTCAGATGTTTTTGCTGGGCCATAGGGAGAAATAGATGGCAAATCCAAACATACCAAATCTTTGCGGTGCAAATCCAAACCTAAATGAATCTTTGAGTAAGATAGAGGAACTCAAGGATAAACTGTTATCTAATATAGATGTTGATGCGTCTACTCTCAAGTCAGAACTTGAAGAGGGATTAGATGAATTAACATCTGCATTTGATAAACTAGAGGCAAAGTTACCAGAGGCACCAGCAGTAAATTTTCAGGCAGAGGTAACATCTCTAATCAATGATATAAACAAAACCACTGCTGCAGGCATTGGTGCTTTTAATACTAAACTTGCAAGTTTAAAATTAGACTTTGGTAATACTCTTGAGGAAAAGGGAATAGACTTTGATAGTCTTATCGCATCAGCAGAGACAAAACTTGCTGGTGGTGGTAATGTTTGTGATCTTGTAAGTAACTTAGAAATACCTGCTGGTAATAGTGGAACTGGCATAACAACAGAGACAAAAGAAGAAAGAGGCACTGGCACATCAATCACACTTACTGATACACCAAAAAGTATTGTAAGTGTTTTTGGTAAAAGATCTGGAGAAGGTTTTTTTGGTAGTGCTAATTATAAACAATCTGGTAGAACGATTACTACAACTGAAAGTTTTGAAATCATAAGAGTCAGGTATGTCATTGACCTCATAAAAGAAAAACCGATTGCAGTTAAACAAGCAGATAAGGATGGAGAGAAAGAAGAGTTATCTATTGTATCAAAAAATCTAAAGTCTGTTGAAAAAAATGCAGAAGCAAAAGTTCAGGCTTTATCAAAACAAATAAATGACAGAACCGCAGCTGGTGTCTCAACTGATGATGTTCAAAAACAATTTGATACCCTTATCGCAACTTTGGAATCTGAAGAGTTCAAGACACAAATGAACAATGATTTTGCCGCAGCAAAATCAGAGTATAATAAGATTGCTCAAGACCCATTGAAATATAAAACCATAACTGTTCCACAAGGAAATACAAGTTCTGTGAGTTCCACATCTGATGAAGCAGCTGTTGCACAAGAAGAAAAGAAAGTTAGAAAAGTGAGGGCTACAACAACAGAGGATAGAAATACTGTTACTCAAGAACAAACAACAATTACAACAAGTGGTGGTGAGGAAGTAACTATCACTGCACCTAAAACAGAAAAGACAGTCATATCAGAGAATGGTTTTACTAGTAGAAAAAATTATGTGTCTGAAAGCTTTATTAACTTTATAGATATTGAAGAATTAACAAAAATTAGAAAAATTTTTGGAACTAGTAAGTATCAAATTGTTGATCGTATTTCTTCTGGTATTGAACTTAAACAAACACCACTTACTATTGAGAGTGTTGCTGGAAGAAGTTATTTTCCCAATAGAGCCTCATTCTCATATGACGTTTTAGATGATTCAGACAAAAACAATATTACACCAGTAATACAAGATGATACAAAAAAAGTAATTTTTGTGCCAAGACCAAATCGGAAAAATAAAAATGTATCTGTTCGTGACATACAAGTATTAAAAATAACATACACAGTATTAGAAAAGATTGACCCTAATTTTAAGGGATAGTCGTTATAAATAAAATAAAACTAGGAGTCCATTTATGTCAACTTATGATGCACAACAGACAAATGAAAGTGATCGTGTTGTAAAAGAATATGTAGATTTAGACCTGTTCTTTGGAAGAAAAAGTTCTAATTCTGATATTCAAGATTTAACAAATGTTAAGTCAGTAAAAAGATCTATTAGAAATCTTATATTGACTAATCACTTTGAAAAACCTTTTCACCCAGAGATTGGTAGTGGTGTGAGGGATATGTTATTTGAGAATATGACACCAGTTACAGCTCATATACTTGCTAGAAAAGTAGAAGATGTAATACTTAATTTTGAACCAAGAGCAAGATTAGTCGGAGTGAGGGCAGAACCGATTTTAGATAGAAATACTTACGAAGTCACGATAGAATTTTATGTCGTAAATCAACCAACAGAGTTAGTAGACCTATCAGTTATGTTAGAGAGATTACGATAATGGCAACGAATGAATCAAGATTAAGAGTTACGGAGTTAGACTTTGATAACATAAAAGACAATCTTAAATTTTTTCTAAAGGGACAAGATAAGTTCAAGGACTATGACTTTGAAGGTTCTGGTATGAATATCCTACTGGACACACTTGCATATAACACACACTACATGGCCTTCAATGCAAACATGGTTGCAAATGAAATGTTCTTGGACAGTTCTAGTTTACGTTCAAGTGCAGTGTCACACGCAAAAGCATTAGGGTATGAAGTTAGGTCTGCAAGAGCACCAAAGGCAACCATCAATGTAAATTTAGTTACCACAGATCCAACAAAAACTATGAACGCAGGCACAGCATTTACTGCAACCATAGACGGACTAAATTATCAGTTTGTTACAATATCTGATGTAACTGCATCTAACAGTGGAAACTCTGTTAATTTTGGCAGTGTTGATATCTATGAAGGAACTTATGTGACTTCAAAAGTTATTGTAGATACCTCTGACGTTGACCAGACCTTTACACTAACAGATCCAAGAGCAGACACGACAACTCTTACTGTTAAGGTTCAAACATCCACCACAGATACGTCAACTATAACCTATACGAAAGCAACGGACATCACACAACTCTCTGCGTCATCCACAGTTTACTATTTACAAGAAGTTGAAAGAGGTAGGTTTGAGGTTTACTTTGGAGATGGTGTGGTGAGTAAAGCACTAGAGGATGGAAACATAGTTCAACTACAATATGTCATAACAAACAAAGGTGCGGCAAATGGTGTGTCACTCTTTTCATCACCAGCAACCATTGATGGTGTGAGTGATATCGTTGTTACAACTGTCGCAAGTGCATTTGGTGGTGCAGAACCAGAGTCGGTTGATTCAATAAAACTAAACGCACCACTAAATTATTCTGCACAAGGTCGTGCGGTTACAACTTCAGACTATGAGGTTTACGTTAAAAAACTATTTGCAAATACGCAGGCTGTTTCAGTGTGGGGTGGAGAGGATGGAAGTTTTGATCCTGCCACTGGTGTTAGTTCAACACCAGAATATGGAAAAGTTTTTATATCAGTAAAGTCTACAACTGGTGTGGATCTGACGGTAACGCAAAAAGATAACTTGGTAAAAGGTTTAGCACCATTTAAAGTTGCATCTGTCACACCAGTTATCGTTGATGCAGATACCACTGAAATAATTTTAGGAGTTACTTTTATGTTTGACTCTTCATCTACCACTACAACAGGCGAAGGACTTGCAGCTTTAGTAAACACAACATTACAAAATTATAACTCTTCTGATTTACAAAGTTTTAACAGACCATTTAGACACTCTAAAGTTTTGAGGTTGATTGATGAAACTGATACTGCAATATTAAATAATACCACAACTGTGACGATGGCAAAAAGATTTACACCAACACTATCAACAGCAACATCTTATAATCTCAATTTTAATAATGCGTTCTTTAATCCAGTGACAGGGTACAATGAAGCTGGTGGTGGAGTTATCTCCTCAACTGGATTTTTTCTAAACGGTGTCACTACAACAGAATATTTTTTTGATGATGATGGTTCTGGTAATTTAAGAATATACAGTCTCGTTGGTAACACAAGAACGTATGCAAATTCAAATGCTGGAACTATTGACTATGCAAATGGTTTAATAACGATAGGTTCAATAACAATCACTGGTGTTGGTTTTGTTGATGGTGCATCTTCATCTCAAATTCGTATAACTGCTTTACCTAGATCAAATGATATTACTCCTGTTAGAAACCAAATACTTGAGATTGATTTTGCAAACACTACGATAACATCAAGTGTCGATGCAACTGCGACAACTGGAAAAGGTTATACAACAACTACAACATCTGCTGGGACAACAACCACAACAGTTACAACTACAACATCCACACCAACGAGTTCGGCGTATTGATAAATGTCTGAGTTAAAGTCAAAATTTACGAAGAAGGTTTCTCCTCTTATAGAAGGACAGGTGCCTGACTTTGTTCAAGCAGATCATCCAGTATTCGTGGACTTTGTAAAAGATTACTTTCAGTTCTTAGAAGCTGGTAAACTTTCTATATCTGGTAATATTGATTATATTGTCCAAGAAACTAAAACTTCTGCTTTTATTTTAGAAGAAACAGATGGTGACAGAATTGTAACAGAGGCTGCATCTGGTTCTGGTGCAAAGTTCATTAATGGTGAAACGATAACTGGTGGAACAACTGGTGCAACGTCAACTGTTCTGGTAGAGGACTCTAGAAACTCACAACTCTTTATCACAGGACAACAACTCTTTGAAACTGGTGAGACTGTAACTGGTGCAACATCTGGTGCTCAAGGTATTGTTACAGAGTATCGTGCAAACCCGATACAAACCATTCAACAGTTATTAGAATACGCAGACGTTGATAATACTCTATTTGATTTCTTAGATCAAATGCGTGATTCGTTTATGACAGCAATACCAGAGACACTTGCGTCTGGTGTATCAAAGAGAAATCTAATCAAAAATATTAAAGACTTGTATGCTGCAAAAGGATCATCTGAAGGACACAAACTTTTCATAAGATTGTTACTTGGTGAAAGTTCTGAGATATTCTATCCCACAGAATATATGTTAAGACTCTCTGATGGTGATTGGAGACAACGAACAATTATGAGAGTCGCAGCTGGTTCTGGTGTAAGTGGTGATGAAGTAATCAACCAAGTCATAACTGGTCAGACCTCTGGTGCAACAGCAGTCGTTGTTGATTCTCTTGTTTTACAGCAAGGTGCAACATCTGTTACTGAATTTAGAATCGCAAACATAACAGGGACTTTTGTTGATGGAGAAACAATAGTCGCAAACTCAACAGCAAGAGATGTTGATGTTACGTTTACCATTGAGGGAATTGTTGCATCTACTGCGCTAGTCAATGATGGTATACTTCACGCAGATAATGAAGATATAGATTTAGAAAATATAGGAAATGGTTTTGGTGAAATAAAAGTTGATGGTATTGCAGAGGGATCTGTAAGTGAAGTTATAGTAGATGACGTTGGTCAAAAATATGAAGTTGGTGATGTTCTAACTTTCACTACAAACTCTGCTGATACTAATGTAAGTTCTGCCAGTGGTTTTGTAAGCATGGTTGGTGGTGGTATCCAGTTAGAAACTGCAACACTGGATGATTCTAGTTTGACCGATGATGCAATTATTTTAGAAAGTGGAACAACCACATCACTTGAATCTTTTAACATTCAGTCAGAGCAAAATGTAGATGATAGGTTTAGAGGTGATGGTGAGACTCTTGCGTTTACTTTGACGGACGTAAATGCAAATATTGACACAGTGGTGGTCAATATTAATAATGTTCAAACACCATCAGTAAATGCATCTGGTGTAACAGTATGGACTGCAAGTGGAACTACGTTGACATTTCAAACAGATTTTACTCCAGCACTTGGTGATGAAATTTATGTGTACGCAAATAGAAATGATCTAATAATTCTTGACGGAACTAATACTTCTAGTGATAATGCTGGACACAATATTTTAACTGATAGTGTTGAGGAGTTTGCAGATACATACACGACTGCGACAGACCAAATTGTTTTAGAGTTTGATACGTTTGAAGATATTTTATCATCATCCACTGAGTCTGGATCAATTCAAGTGGTGGTCAAGGTTATACGAAACTACCAACCGTTTCCATTACAACTACAACTGGAACTGGTGCATCACTTCTTGCAACCACAGAAAATATTGGTGCAGCAAGGTCAATAAAAATCACTGACCCTGGCTTTAACTATGTTGGAACAAATCCACCAGATGCAACTTTTAGAGCTCACTTTGTTCTTAAAGATGTCACTGGAACTTTTGCAAACACAAACACTCTTACAACTCATACTGGAACAGTTAAAGGGTTTGATGCAGACACAAATGTTCTTGATACAACATTTGAAAACGTGGTGAGAGTTGAACAAGAACAAACTGGAACATTTCAAGAGGGAATACAACTAGAGCAAGGTAATCTAGAACATATGCCTGCATCATTTTTACTTGAGGATATTTTAGATTTTGATGATGGTGAAAATATTGTATTAGATGGAACTGAAACATTTACACCACCAGCACAAAATATTACATTTAAAGTTCGTGTTGCTAGAAATGCAGCTGACACCGCAAATATTTTCTACGTTAATGATGAACCCCAACCAAGACTGGTTCTTTACGAGGGTAATACTTATTACTTTGACTTATCTGACAGTTCATTGTACAATGCCAACTCTGCAAAGAACCATCAACTAAGATTTTCTGAAACAGAAAATGGAACACATGGTGGTGGAGTTGCATATGAAACTGGTGTAACAACTTCCTCTGCAAATATAGCAGTTGGAACAACTGGTGCATATATTCAGATTGTGGTTGCAACTGGTGCTCCAGTTCTATATTATTATTGTGTCAATCATTCTGGTATGGGTAACATTGCTCAGACACCATCATACGAAACTATTGTTCTAAACTCTGGTAGTAATATTCTTTTTAATGCAACACAACATGGCCCAAATGTTGCAACAATAAAATTAGAGGATGGGACTCAAGGAAGAAAAGATACAGATAGTATTGTCTTTGAAGATACTGGTAGACCCATTCTTCTTGAAGAGGCAATTATAGGAACACTCCAAGATGTTGAGGATAAACTTTTAATTGACAGGTATCAAGAAGATAATACTGGAAACTTCTTCATAGATTTGGAGACTGAGACTGCTGGTGTGTTTGGTGGTAGACTTGCGACAGAGGACTTTGGTGATTCAATATTATTGAACTCGTCTGCGGCCTCAACAGATGAGGGTAGTAAACTTCTTGGTGCAGATGAAACTGGTAATGGTCAGATAACTCTGAATGGAACAGATAGTGACTCAACTGATGCTGATAGTCATATCATAAACGAAAGTGGTATTGATTTCTCAAATCGCAATGTCACCATTACAGATAGTTCTGGTGCAAGTGGAACTATTGTAACAGCAGATATTGCAACTGGAACAACTGCTGTTGATATCATATCAACTGATGCTGGTTCTTATGCTGGTATTGATAGTCTGTTAGGACAAGACTTAATTCGTATACAAGACTCTTATTACTATCAAGATTACTCCTATGAAGTTCAAGTTGGTGAGGCTTTCTCAACGTATGTGAATGAACTCAAGAAGGCAGTTCACCCTGCTGGTTTCCAACCATTTGGTAGAGTTACAATCGCAACTCTGGTATCTGCTGCGATTACGAATACTGCGGCTGGTGTATCTGATTACACTGGTGATAGATTGTTCTCACCGATACTTGCATCTGTCATTGAAACTCTATTCTCACAAAGACTACAAATGCGTATTGGTGTTCCTAAGTCTGATAGACACGATGGTCAAATTCCAATCGGAAGTCGTGAAGATCAAATCGTATTGGATGGAACAGATGGTTCATCTTCCAATTCTGGTGAGTCTATACTCTATGAAGCCAACACTAGAATGGCAGACGATGACATAACATCTGGTGTAGATTCTGGTGGTGGTCGTTTGATGTCAGAAACATCCCATGCTCCGTCTGCTGATTATGATGGTGCGGTTGTCAAAGAACAAGTTGTCAGTATTAGTAAGAACCCAATTTACCTAGAAAGAAATCTTTTACTTCACCTTGCAGAGTTACCTTTTGGAACAAAGAATGGAACTTGTGGTATCGCACTAGAGTCTGGAAGTGGGACTCTTGCAGACGTTCTCGTTTTGGATGGTCAACTACCACTTGACGAGGGTGATGCGTTTATCGTGATGAATGGAACTGATGCAAGTGGATCTAATGAAGGAGACAATATTGTATTGAACGGAACTGATACGGATAGTTCAAATGCTGGAGAGAACTTACTTGCAGAATCAATGTTCTTCTCTTTCCCAGTTGGATTTAAGGTCGATGAGAATGATAGGTTCTTACTAGACTCAAATCACAATGACCAGACAATAACTCTGTCAGATGTTGGTGATATTACTTTTGAAGAAATAAGAAGATTAGATAGAATTAATTTAAGTGATACCAACGATAGTATAAACTGGGGTGGTGGTGAAGAAGACGGTATCACTTTAGAAAATGCTGGTAATCTTTTATTAGATGGAACTGATAGTTCTAGTTCTAATGCTGGAAGTCATATCATCCAAGAGACTACATTGAGAAACTATGTGCAGTTAGAAACTTCTGGTGTTATCGTGACAGAGGACTTCTCTACCAATTCTAATCAGTCAAGAATATTACTAAATGATGGTGAGGAGATAGTTCTTGAAGATGGTATAAATTCACCAAAACAATCTCATGTGGAATTAGAACTTTCTGAAATAGATGGTGATATTATTTTAGACGGAACTGATAGTTCTGGATCTAATGCTGGGGATTTCTTAGTCCATGAGGCTTTCCATGATTATAGAGAATCTGCTAGATTGTTATCAGAATTTCATAACGTGTTTGCATCTGAAGGACATATTCCTCTCGCAAACTTTAGACTAAATAGTAGTAGTAAAGTCACAGTGGGTCACGTTCAGGCTGCAGAAATAGTTGTAAGAAGCACTGGAGAGATTGCATTAGAGGATGCAACAGATACAACAAATACAAACACGGAGTATTTGTTAGATGAAACAAATGGAAATAACATAGATTTAGAGGGTGCAACAGGAATAACCCACTAAAACTTTTTGTATAAATAAAGTAAAAGGTGTAAAAATGTCGGCAATTATTACAGAAAAATTTAGACAACATAATGCTTCACAGTTCGTAGAATCATTTACAGAGGCAGCTGCTTCAACTTATTATTTGTTCTTGGGGAAGGCAACTGCATACACCTCAACAACAACTGGTGGAACTGATAGTTCCCCACCAACTCCAAACACGGGCCCAGAGGATGAGTTTCGTGCATGGAGATCAATGTTGGGTGCAAAACTTATTACGTCCTCTGATGTAAAAAGATCTATTCCTCGTAGGAACTGGTCAAATGGTGCAACCTTTGATATGTATAGACACGATTATTCATCTTCAAATACATCCACATCTGGTTCTTCAGACTTATTTGACTCAACCTTTTACTTTATGACCTCTGATTTTAGAGTTTATAAGGTCTTGGATAATAATGGTGGTTCAGCTTTCTCTGGTTCAGAACCGACATCTGAATCAACTTCACCATTTGCATCTGGTGGATATGTTCTAAAATATATGTACACCATTTCTACTTCAGACTTTTCAAAGTTTGGAACTACAGACTTCATTCCAGTTGCAACCGACTCAACTGTAAGTGCAGCTGCAACAGATGGTAAGATTGAAAGTCTTGTGGTAACTGCTGGTTCTGGTTACACAGATGGAACTTACTATGCTGCAGTATTTGGTGATGGAAATAATCAAGGGACAAGTTCTGGTGCGATTGTGAGGATTACAGTTTCAAGTGGTGCGATTGTTTCTTTTGGATTGACTGCTGGTACTGATACAACTATCCATGCTGGTGGTGCTGCTTATACTTTTGGTTTTGTTAATCTTGGAGATGATTATATTTTTAGTGACGCAAGTTTATCATCATCTGCATCATTAGGTGGTGGATCTGGTGGTGCGATAGAAGTCATTATCAGTCCAGATGGTGGACATGGTAGTGATGCAGTTCAAGAGTTGGGTGGTCACTTTGTGATGCTTGCAACCACACTCACACAGGCAGAGGGTGATGACTTTACAACCGCAAATGATTTTCGTTCAGTTGGTATCGTTGTAGACCCAACTAACTTTGGAACATCAACAGTCGCAACTGCATCAACTCGTAGACAAACTTACATTGTTAAAGTAGACACTAATAGTGGGACGTTTGAAGCAGACGAAAGAATTACACAAGCCACCACTGGTGCGGTAGGAAAGGTTGTGGAGTTTGATAGTTCACTAAGTTTACTTTACTATCAACAAGAGGAGTTCAAAGGATTTGGAACAAATGCAACAACAGGTGGATACGTTGCATTTAGTGGGACAAATCAAATAACTGGTGCATCTTCTGGTGCAACAGGCACGACTGCTGGAACGACTGAAACAGTCACACTTGCAAACGCAAATACTGTGACACTTACCTCTGGTTATGCAAACCCAGAGTTAGCTTTCCCAAGTGGAAATATTATTTACCTAGAGAATAGAAAACCTATACAACGAGCTTCAGATCAAACTGAAGATATTAAAGTTATAATTGAGTTTTAAACATGGCACAACTTACAGATCTAAACGTATCACCTTACTATGATGATTTTAATAAGAATGACAATTTTCAAAAAGTTCTATTTCGTCCAGGCTTTGCAGTTCAGGCAAGAGAACTAACGACACTTCAATCCATACTCACAGATCAGATTGAAAGTCATGGAAAGTTTGTTTTCAAAGAGGGTAGTCAGGTTATTCCTGGCCAGGCTTCTTTTTCAGAGTCATATTTTTCCTTACAACTTGCGTCAACATTTGCTGGTGAGGATGTTATTTTAAATCAGTTTTTTAATGAAACTTCCCCAGTAACTATAACAGGTTCTACTTCTGGTGTCAAAGCACAAGTTGTTGGATTTAAGGCAGGGACTAGCACGACACAACCAATACTATATTATCAATATATACAGTCTGGTAATGATAACGCAACGGTGGAGTTTTCCGAATCAGAAAACATTACAGCTGATACAACTATTACACATACAACTTCTTATGCAGCTGGTGTTGCTTGTGCAACCACCCACTCTTCAAATGCATCACAAACTGGTTGTGCTGTCATTGTTGAAGAGGGTATATATTTTATTCGTGGTCAGTTTGTTAGAAATTCAAAACAAACCGTGGTGTTAAGTGATAATGATCAGACAGTGAGTGCTAGAGTTGGATTTCAAATTGTAGAAGAAATAATCACTCCAGAGGGAGATGCGAGTCTAACAGACAACGCAGCAGGGACAACAAACTTTGCAGCAAAAGGTGCCCATAGATTAAAAACTACTTTAACTCTTATATCAAAAGATGAAAACTCAACTGAAGATACAGACTTTGTAGAGATTATGAGAGTTAGAAATGGCAGACAGACCACTCCAGCAAGGTCTACAGAATTTTCTGTTTTAGGAGAGGAAATTGCAAGAAGAACTTTTGATGAATCTGGTGATTACACAGTCAGACCTTTTCAGTTTGAGTTAAGAGAGTCTGTGGACAATGACTTCAAAGGGAGAACAAACAAAGGTGTTTTCCAAGGTAAAACAGTAACAGATGATGGCAAAACACCTGATGAATCTTTACTTGCTCTTCGTGTATCACCAGGCAAAGCATTTGTAAGAGGTTTTGAACTTGAAAAAATTGCACCGACAGATCTTGATTTAAGTAAGGCAAGAGAGTTTGATACAGTCAATGCTAGTATTGCAACCTTTGAATTAGGAAACTTTGTAAAGGTTGATAATCTATACGGAACTCCAGACATATCCCAAATATCTGGTGAGTCAACTGCGTATAAAACAGTGGGACTATTTGACTCTGATACTAAAACAAGAGGTGCTGCTGCTGGTAATCAAATCGGTGTAGCAAGAGCCCGAGCTCTTGAGTTTGATTCTGGAACTGCTGGACAACAAGACGCACAATATAAACTATTTCTTTTTGATGTAAGAATGTTTACAACTTTAACAATTAGTGGTATACCATCTCCAACTCTGACTGCAACTCATACTAATGGTGGTGTTCAAATTAAAGGTGCTACTTCTGGTGCAACTGGACTTGTGTTTGGTTCTCTTACGTCTGGAACAACTATAACATTGACAAATGTTATTGGTTCTTTTACAACAGGTGAAAAACTGATTGCATCTGACTCTGCTCTAACTGGTGGTTTAATTGAAATTACTGGTGGGGATGGTTCAACTGATATTACTATTGGTTCAGCCACAACTAGTATCAGAGCTGAGAGATTTGCTGACGTAAGACAAGTCTTTATGGATGATGTTGACAGTGGACAAGACTTCACTGCTGACGTAGTTCCAGAACCCACTGGTGAAACTGGACAACTTATTCTTGATGGAACTAATGCAACAAATGCTGATGCTGGTGATAACATAATTTTTGAAGAGGGAACTATTAATGCTGGAACAGTATCAGGTGCCTTTGATGTTCTTGGATTAGAAGACATAAGAGTTGCACGATTGAAAAGCCCAGAAAAAAATGTTGCACTATTTAAGTTTCCAAAGAACACGATTAAAACTCTTTTGACAGAGACTAATAATGGTGTGAGTGACACGCAGTTCACAGTTCGTAGACAGTTTATTGGAACAACAAACTCATCTGGTGTTGTCACATTTACTGCTGGAAGTAATGAAACATTCAATGCGTTTGCAGATGCAGACTATACACTTTCAATATTAACTGCTGGTGGTGGAACTGGAGTTCAAGGAGATATTGTAGATTTAGATGGTAAACTTTCTGGAACTGGAACTGCAAGTTTGACTATCACAGATAACACTATTCTTGGAAATGCAGCTAAGGTAAAAGTAACTGCAACCATATTGAGAACATCTGTTCAATCAAAAACAAAAACAACGCAACTATCTAAGCAACTCAAAGTCCTTGCAACTGATGCTGATGGTGCGTTTGGAACAAGAGCAACTGATAAAGAAATATCATTAGGTCGTGCAGATGTGTTTAGACTTCAGGCTGTATTTGATTCAGAGGACACATCTTCTGATGCAACCACACCACAGTTTACTATTTCTAATCTTGTAGGAACTTTTCAAAGAGGAGAAAAAATAACTGGTGGAAGTTCTGGTGCTGTTGCAAGAATTATATCTACAACCTCTCCCATAACCTATGTTCTCACAGGAGCAGATGGTTCAACAGACTTTACTGCAAGTGAAACTATCACAGGTGCAGCTAGTGGTGCAACAGCAACAGTTGGAACACTCACTGCTGGTAGTAAAGTCATCACTAGTAATTTTGTGCTAGATACTGGACAAAGAGATAACTTCTATGATATCGCAAGAATTGTGAGAAAGCCTGGTGTTGCAGAGCCACGAGGTAGACTTCTTGTAGTTTACGATTTCTTCACACATGGTTCTGGAGATGCGTTTACAGTTGACTCGTATACTGCGAGTGCTGGACAAATGGAGTATGATGATATTCCAATTTACACTGCCAGTAGAGTTGACCCAGATGAGCCAGAACCAACTGGTGTATTTGAGTTAAGAGATTGTTTTGATTTTAGACCGGCTGTTGAAGATATTGCTGGAGCATCTACAAATCTTGCAACCATAGATCAAATCACTGGAAGCTCTTTTGATTTTTTCCACAGACAGTTTGATGGAACTGGTGCATCAACAGTTGATACACCAAAGCCTGCTAGTAATCTACAAGCAGACTTTGAGTTTTTTCTTGGAAAAATAGTGAGTTTATTCTTACAAAAAAATGCCTCGTTTAGACTTGTAGAGGGTATATCTGCTGAAAATCCAACATTACCAAAAGATGTGGATGGTGCGTTAAAACTTGCAACATTCAATTTGCCACCATTTACCTTTCAACCAAAAGATGTAGGTATACAAAGATTTAAAACTCAAAGATTTACCATGAGAGATATTGGTAGGTTAAAAGATAGACTTGAAAAAGTTGAGTCTTTAACTGCACTTTCCTTATTGGAAAGAGATGCAGAGTCTTTTGAAATACAAGATGCAAATGGACTCAATCGTTTTAAGTCAGGTTTTGTTGTGGATAACTTCAAGGGACACAGAGTTGGGGATGCGGTAAATAAAGATTATAATGTTGCAATGGATCAAGAGAAAAATGAAATGCGTCCTAAATGTGTTTTAAGAAATGCAAAGTTGATTGAATCAGTTTCCACGGATGCAGAGAGATCTGCTGCTGGTTATAGAAAAACTGGAGATTTATTAACACTTAATTATACTGATGTAGAACTTGTAAATCAACCATATGCAACTAGAATAGAAAATCTTTTCCCATACCTTGCTGCTAACTGGGTTGGTCTAATTAAACTTACTCCAGCTGGAGATGAATGGTTTGAAACAGAAATTGCTCCAGAGTTAATTATTAATGTTGAGGGTAACTATGATACTGTCCTTGCAGAAAATAGAAACTCCATAGGAACAGTTTGGAACTCATGGGAGACTCAATGGAGTGGAGTTGTATCAACCTCAAACAGTATCTTTAACCGTACCAGAGAGGTTGTCCGAAGAACTGTTCAAACAGTTAGAACAGATTTGACTAGAACTGGCTTACAGACAATC